TTCTTGGTTCATGTCGCTTGGTGGTTGAATAATTGTTGTGTCTATAGGTATTATTTGATTTATACCACCACTTGATCCTGCAACAATACAATCAGAAGACGGGCTATCTCCTGGTCTATGAACAAATACTAAAGTAAAATCTCCATTGGTTGTAGTTATAGCTGAATTTAAAGGCATTCTATCATTTGTGCCGTCAAATTGTAAACAAGCTCTATGAACTTGTCCTAAACCACTTGTATTATGTCCTCCAGGTCTTGCTGCAGCATCTGATGGTATTTCAAGATACCCACCAGCTGAGCCTTCATTTTGTAATTGTAATTCACTTGTAGTCCAATTACTAAAATCTCTTAACCCTGTTCCTGTGCCAGGCGTTCCTGATCCATGTACAACCTGATATTCGCCAGCCACAAGTGTTATGCTAGCACTTGCAGTATGCTCTGCTTGTGTTCCAGCTACATTTCTTGTAACATTATTTAATTGAGTTATATCAGTGCCTGAATTATCATACCCTGAAAAAGAAAAATATTCGTCATTTACTAAAACAACGCCCGTATCAGGAAAAGTTGTTGTTGAAAAAGCATCTCCCGATTTTATTCTTATTAAAGTAATAGCGCCAGTACTAGCTAAAGTATCATTTATTCTTTGGTTTACAGTTGTTGCTGGGAACTGAGATATTCTAGCGACTTTTGAAAAATCAAAATGTATAAGGGGTGCGCCTAGGTCATGCAAAGGATCAAAGGATTTTCTGTGGGGACTTTCTAACCCCATATGTAATCCCATATGCATAACTCTACGATGCTTGATTGTTAAGTCCTGGATGTGCACCTGAAGCAGGAGCTACATACGCAATACATTTACCTGTGTTTAATGTAACTGCTGTAAACCTACCGTAAATAGTTACACCTGTAGGAAAAGTATCTGATGTTGCTACAGCTTTACCAAATGCTCCAGCAGCTCCTGTATTAAGATAAGCCGAAAATTTTCCGCCTTCTGCATAAGGAGTTAGTGTTGTAAAAGTACACTCTGAAAGCATTGTAATTGCAACAACATGATGTGGCACATCGCCTGCTGTAGCTAAGTTTTGTACTGACTCATCACTTGATGATGCATCTAAATAAGCAGCACCAAAGTATCCTGTAGCTACTGAAAATAAATCGTTATTATTAGCCATTGTTTTTTATTTAATTACCTATGTATGCTATTACAGCTCCCTCACTTAATGTCAAAGCAGTCCATCTACCAAATATTGTCATTCCTTTAGGTATCTGATTACTTGAATCCATAGCGTCGCCACCAGTACCAAGCGTAACGCTTTGTGTACTAGCATCATGTATAGATGCAGGTGTTCCCGCATAACCTAAAGATGTATTGCTAGTATCTGCTACCAAAGCAGTAAACTTAGCATTATCAGTTATTTGTATTGCTACAAAAACTTTATTGGTAGGTGGTTTTATTTCTCCTGTAGTATCAGAAAATATACAACCTAACTGCCCAAATTGATTTTTATATAGCGTATCTACGTTTGCCATAATATTATTTTTTACAAATATACTAAATTTACTTCATTCTATATTCTACTTCCCTTTGTGGTTCTTTGTCTTTCTTTCTACCAGAAGGCTTAAGTTTGGTCCTCCAATAAGAATATACAGGTGGCTGTGCCATAAACTGTACCCTGTTTGGTATAAACATAGCATTTTGATTATTTAAAAACTTCTTTGTTTCTTTTGTTACCTTTTTAGAATATGGATCATCTTCATCACCAGCTATACCTAATAACATAATACCCATAAAGAATATACCCACACCATTAAGATGTCTACGTATTGCATCCTTTTGGTATTTAGGCAATGTTTCATAGTCAGACATTTTCTTCTTTCCTTCCATAACTTCTTGCAAGAATTTTATACTACCTGTATAAGAACCTATTTCTGGGTTACCAAACCTATCTATATACTCACCACCCCAACGCTCTCTAAGCAAAGTAATAAAGTATCTCTTAAACTGTAATAAAGCTCTACCCCAAGAATATAATTGTAATCTTCTTTGATCCATTGGAGAGTAACCAAAACCTTGTTGTTTTTTAACTTCGTTAATTAACATTCTTAACTGCGCATCTGATAATGCATTAGCTTCATCCACAACAATAAGGTTACCATCTTGATCTACATCGTACGCATTGTACTGCTTTTCTGTTAGCATACCTAGGAACATTGAACCTTGTATCCATTTTTCTGACAGGTCTAATGGCATAAACGCTAAACGCATTATTGAGTTTTGTTTATATATACTAGATACTTTTTCCCATTGATAGAATTCAAACTTCAACAACTCATTTAACATGGCTGCTGTTTTATTTCTACCTACAGCCTCTAAACTTTTCTCTCTACCAGATTGATTTATTCTTTCACCAAAGTCTTGACCAACCCATCCTTTCCAGAACCTCTCCTCACCTTTAATAAATTGTTTACCACCCTTAGATCGTAATGCCTGGTACTTACCCATTATTACATTACCAAAACCAATAGCCACATTAAAACCAAGTATACCAAACGATGTAAGCTTTACTATCTTATCTACTATCCACTCCCAAAAACTATTAAATGTTTTTTGCTTTTTACCTCCTAGGTATCCTTCTTTCCAAACTTCTTGTAAATATCTTACAGCATTTTTATTTCCTCTAGCTTTGTTTAACAATATAGTTCCATCTATAAGCGGCTCTAATTGCTCCATACCCATAAACTCATTTATATTATTATCTCTTGCCCATGAGTTATAATCAATAAGGTCACGATCACCTTCTGGTACAGAAGCTAAGTATTGATCAATTGAAAGCCTAGAACCTTTCTTAAACATTTCTGCATGTGTAAATGCTAAAAATATATCTTCTAAATCAATAGAACCCATATCTGACATAGATGCATTTTTAGAGTCTACAAACTGATAGAATGTGCTGTCTTCATACATAGCTTGTCTATCAAATTTATTTAAATATATTGTTTCACCATCATCATGCCTACCCAACTTTGCTGCTCTTATAGCACGTTTTCTTAACTCATCTAAACGTTTAATGTTTTGTATATCTTCAATTGCAAATCCTCTTCTGCCTTCTTCATAAATATCTATCCACTGTTTGTATGGTAGTATATCTATTCTGCCGTCAGGTCTTTCCCCTCTTACTTTTATATTACCTATATTAGAGCTAGAACCTGCAGACAGTCTATATAATCCCATAATACCATTCTTTTTAAGAGCTTCTATACCTCCTATCATTTTGTGTGGTAAAGATGTTTCATCTGCCGTTGGATAGAATCTTTGCACAGTAGATCTAAATGCTGTTAAAAACGCTCTCTGCGTGTCGGTAAGTCCTCTAGATTCTTCTATAGACTTTAACCTTAAATATGTTCTACCATTGTTTAACCTTACCCTTACAATCATAGGTGCATATATATAGTTTTCTAAACCACCAGATAAAGCTAAAGATGTTTTTTCACCAAATGACATACCACTTAGTCTTTCGCGTTTTACTGCTTGTGCTAATTGCTTTATACCAATAGCAGCATCTCTCCATTCTTTAACAAACATGTTAGTTTGTTTTTCTATTTGGTTAACTACACCTTGCAGGTCTGCGCTTGTTTGTTTTAGATTATTAGAAATTAACCAAGACTCTACAACACCTAAATCATTATTAGTTATGTCTATATTGTTTTTCTTGGCTACATCCATAATAGTGTCAAGCTGTTGTTTTTCCGACCTTACAGCTAACTCTACGTCATAATAATAGTTAAGCACATTACGAACCAATGCATCAGCACCATTATTATCTAATGATAATTCTATAAGCTGTGCATCAGTCATGTTCTTATACTCCTGTGTAATTATATTCTTCTCATATTCTATTCTTCCTATTCTCCAATCCTCAACATATCTTTGATACTGATTGTCATAGAATGTTTCTGCAGCTGCATTATTACGCAACCTAGAAAGGTTTACACCTTTTAACTTTAAGTATTCTTGTTTTTCTAACGGTTTGTCGCCAAGAGTTCTATCTTCCATTACAACCTCTACATCCCCAAGCTTAGCTTCCTTAACAATTGGACCAAACACATCATTAATTCTTCTTTGTCTATTTATATCTTTTCTAGATTTTTTAACAACAGTTTTATTATGTTGTTCTTCTTGTCCAGGCTCTGATGGTTTTGTTTCACCAATCAAACTATAATAGGTAGAGTTCGGATTATACTTAAATACTAAGTATTGCTTTTGATTTTTATCCCAATACTTAACTACGTGTGGTGTACCAAACTGCTCATCTGTAGTTTGTAGCTCTTTAGTAAAGTATGTGCCTTTAATAAAATACTCACCATCTTTTCTTTCTTGTGGTCTTTCTCTAACAATAGGAGCTGAGTATGAATATTCACTTAAAAAGTCTGCACCTAATTGATTTAACTCTTCAGTAGTATATTCTTCTCTACCTGTAGATAGCATATTGTCAAGCTCTGTGTTTATATTAAATCCACCATCTTCATAGTTTTTAGTAAATACATCTGGATGAAATAATGGTGATACAGAATTAGAGCTTAACCAACCATTTTGTAAAAAATCTAACTGTATTATACTTTCTTTTATAAATGGAGATAACTTAGCAAAGTCTTGTTGTATCATCTCTATATCTGATGTATGTGATAAACTATCAAACATTTTATTGTTAAGTCTAAGTTTACCATTTGTCAAAACGATACCATCTAAAAAGAATTTATTTCTTTCCTCTATTGGCTTCTCCATTTGATCAAACATCTCTGCATCTAATATCTGATACAACTCTTCTTCACCAGGTATGCCATTAAGTATAGATAGTTCATTTGACATTCTATACTTTACAAAGTTTCTTACACTTGTGGCACTTCTAGAAAACAAATTCTTGTCTTGTATTAATTTATCAAGATGTTCGTTAAGCTGCTTAGATTTATTAGAATACTGTAAGTTAGTTGTTTCATCTAACGATACAATCTCTCTAAGCACTTTTTCATTTTGTACAATAACAGGATTAGTTCTTAATCCAATAGTATTTGTAAAAGATGATTGCTGATTACCAACGTTATTAAAATCGTCAATAATTTTTTGTGCCTGGAATCCATTCTGTACAGTTAAAGCATACGCTCCTATCATTCTGCCTACATCAAATATCTCTTGACCTGATTTGTTTAACGCTTCTAATAATCTTACTACTTCTATTTGTGATAAGTCGCCACCCTCAAGTGCATTTTTTACATCTATAAACAATGATCCACTACCATCTAGCTTTACATTTAATCTATCATTAATCTGTCTAGTTACAGATGCAGCGTTATTCCTAAACTCGCTACTGTTTAATATAATATCATTTGCATCTTTACCTTTTACCTGTCTTAACGCGCCCTCTTTGCCAGCTAGTATTTCTAACATAGCTTTGTATCCTGCGCTATAATACTTTGACTCATCTTTATGTATTACAGACATTTCTGTAGCATACTTATTATACTTCTTTGCACCCTCACTACGCATAATTAACGCTATATCTTTAAAAGATACACCCATTCTAAGCAGTTGTATATATGGTTTAATAGTATTATAAGTAAGACCTAGTCTATTTGCTGTTTGATGTTTTGGGTTATCAATAACAACATTTAATACTTGTGCAACATTAAACCACGTATCTGGATTCTTTGTATCATCAAAGCCATCCATAACAATTTTTTGTCCATCGTATGTTTCTACAGCAACATTAAACTTCAACCCTATATCTAAAGCAGCAAAGTAGTTTATATCACGAGTCATATTAGCAGCAATACCAATCATACCTCTTGACGGTACATTCTCTTGGAATGCTTTTAAATGACCCATTGGTAGCATCTGTGATGAATTATATGCCTCATCTACTTTAAGTATTTGTTCTATCTCAGGAACTACATCATTATTAATAGAATCAATATCTATAGCTTTACTAACTTCCTCTGCATGTTGTGTACTACCATTTAATTTTACAATGTTATCAAAGAACCTATTGTAGGCTGCTTGGTATGGTTGATTTGTTTTTGTATAGTACGCTTGTACATAAATAGCATCACCATCATAGTCAGCACCCATTACATTAGTTACTTTGCTAGGTAGTGTTATGGCGCTACCAGCAGTAGAATCGTGAAAACCTTTTATAATTAATACAGGCTGCGAAGCTTTACCGTGCGAAGGTATACGAGAACCTAATACAATATCACCAACTCTGTATCTTCCTTTCATGTTGTCTGGCAAAATAACTTCGGATACATTTATATTGCCATACTTATCAATTGCTTTCTGTATTTTATTCTTTGCGCCCTGGTCATACGTACTATCTTCTGAAACAAAGAAATTTAATCCTGTGTAAGATTTTAAGTTGTATCCTACATCAGTCATTTGAAATGCAATAGTACCAGGAGCCACCATCTTAGTTCCCGACAACACCAAATCTTTATTTAATATAGAGTTACGCATATAGTTTATCATAGGGAAGTATGCAGATGCGTACTGTGATAGGTTTGCTTTTAAGCTACCTGCCCAATCAGAAACTATTCTGTCTTTTAACTGTTGATTTAGTTTTTGTAAATCTTGTACATCATCTACTGCGCTTATTTTAAGATAGTCTTCTGCTCTTAAACTAAACTGATTATTCAATGCATCAGCAAAATCTTTATGTGCTTCGTCAATAATCTCTTGCGTTTCTGGTGTAGCATTGGTTAAATGATGTGATATAGACTGTGTAGGCACAGGCGACATACTCTTGTCTTTATCTAATATAAGTTGTATACCAAAGTTTGTACCATCTAACCCTTTAAAGCCACCATTATCTTCCATTAACTGCTGTTGTGCAAAGTTTAACTTTTCAAAAGCAGCATCTATACTTTCACTTAAATCAACAGAATGATACCAATTTATATTACCCTGCTCATCTAAAGTAACATCGTCTTCTAGTGCATATGTAGGCACAGCCTTTTTGTTAGAAGCTATTGTAATAAAATTAGCATCAGGATTGTTTTGTCTAATAAACGCTTCACGTCTTTCCATTAACTCCGCTACGCGTGCAAAGTATGGATTATAGGTAGGGCTTTCTGGATCACGCATTCCATTGGTAATAACAAACCAATTTGATTTAAGATAAATACCTTTTCTACCTAACTCGTTTTCTAAACGATTACCTTTATCTCGTAGGTCTTGTCCAAAGTATACACCTTTCCAATGCTTAGAAGCTTCTCTATCATTACGCATAAACGTAAGACCGTATTCCTCCTGTAACATTTGCGATGTATCTTCCGTAATAAATGAAGACGCATCAGTCATTAACTGTCCTGTCTGCTGTTCTTCTGGTAGCTGTAAGTATTCTTTTTCATTTATAAAACTACCATCTTCCATTTGGTAAACGTTATCAAGTACAATGCTTTCTACATCTTTGTCTAAAGATATATGCCTAGCTATAATACCTGTGGCACGTTTTGTATAATCGTTTTCTGACTTATATATAGAGTGTGGTGCAAATATCATTTGTGCTTGCGCTTTGTTTAACGCATGACTTATAACATAGCTTCTTAACATAGAGTCAAGCTTGCTATCTATTAAACGACCTTTATTATCTACAAACTGTCTAAAGTCAATATTGTTTTTATACAAGTGTATATTATTAGACATATGATCTTTAATAGCTTCTATCTCTTGATTGATAACGCTATTATTAAAACTACCTGTTTTGTTAAGTATAGGTATAATAGAGCTACCATCTCTATATGTTTCCGCAGCTATCTGTGATAAATAACCTCTAGCCTTATCAGAATCTCTACCTCTTAACACAGGGGCTAGTATATAGTATTGTCTAGTTTTTTCTGCAGCAACTACTATTGGTTGATAGTATTGTGCTTTTTGCAACCTACCATCTGCAGATCTAGTATCTGGTGTATTAAATGCTTTTACAAAGTCTGTCAAATCAGACACCTGTAACTCTGCGCTATTTAGTCTTACATAATTAAGCCCTGCTTTTCTATGTACATCTAACACACCACCTCTAAACTTAATAGTATTAGGAACAAACTCATAAGTAGTATTACCGTCTTTGTCCTTAAATAACTTAATAGGTAAAAACTCATTAGTATACTGCTTCTTGCCCTTTGTATATATCTGTTCTTTAATGTTATCAACAATTCGTTGTTCATAACTCTCAATACTCTCATCCTCCATCTTGTAGAACAAATCATTTAACCTTTTGTTCTTTTTATGAATATAGCTAGTAGTATTCATAGTGTTTGTAGGATTGCCTTCTGGATTATCTACAACAGTCAAGTAATTGTCAAATCTAGAATACTCCATAGCTTGCGTTATAGCTGGTCTAAATATTTCTGGATTTACACCTTTCTTAGTAAACACCTTGTTGTAGTTAGCCTCAAAGAATTCTGCTAGCGTAAACTTCTTATTGTTTTGTGTAACACCATTCTGCATTAAATACTCAAATGTAACATAACCATGCGGGAATGAAGAAAAGAAAGTTTTCATAAAGTCTACTATCTCTTCATCTTGTCTTACACCATTCTTAAGATTAGTCCTAATTGATTCTGCTTTATTTGTTATTTGATTTCTAAGGTTAGTGCCTCTATCGTAATACTTAGAGTTCTTATTGTATAACTCATTTACAGAAGACATTACAGCATCAATAAGACCAGCCTCTTCAAAAGCCATATTGTCATCATTAAACAATTGGAAGTCAGATAAAGCTGTAGGCGTTTGTGTATCTACTGCTGTACTAAATATTCTTTCGTGTATTTTATTTTTATATGACTTATATATATAGTATAGCATTTTATTGCTGTGTGCTACATTAAATAAGTTACCACCTGCCACACTAAACTTTTTATCCATCCATCTTACAAACACTTGCGTTTCTGGATGTGTGTTTTCTGCACTTCTAATTTCAGATATAAAAGCACCAAAGTCTTTGTTATATATATTTGAAAACTTATATAAATCCATAAAGACTCTTTTACCTATGGTTTTCATATAAGGTGTCTTGCTATCTTTATATAACTCTCTAAGCTGTCTACCTTCTGCTATATTACCAGTATACAATTCATTTACAAATTGCTTTACAAATTTAGATATAGAATCAGTAAATAAGTCGTGATTCTTGTTCAGTACGTTAGTTGATTCCTGCACAGTTATAGCGCCCTCTACAGAGTTTTCTCTTAACTGATCTTCTATGTTTTGGAACATTTCTACCAGCACTTCTCTTGTTTCTTCAAACTCTGTTTCCCCCAACTTATTCTTAAGTCTTTTTACCTCTAAACTTACAGACTCATTTAGTATGTCGTTTATGATTTTATTTGATTGTTTAGAATTAGCCAATACTTTTATCTGTATAAGCGTTCTAACGTTCTCAATCATTCTAGCTTCATTATCACTATGCTTCATGTATTGTATAACATCGTGATATACGCCTGTCTTAGAAGCGTTGTCCTGTATTAAGTTTCTTGCTATTATATTTAGAGCTTCTTCTTTATTATCTGCCGTTAGAAGTGTTTTTATAATTGTGCTTCTTTTTTGTTTTAACTCATCTTCTATAGATGACATAACACCTTTATATACTTCTGCTACCTTAACAGATAATCTTTCACCACTATCTTTTAAACTTTCTATAGTTACACCCTCTGACTCTGCAGCAACTCTCATTGCCTCTAATGATTTTTCTGCTTTATCTAAACGTTTCTGTAACTTTGCCTTTCTAGACCTGTTTTTAGTTTTTTCTACTTCATTACGTAAACGCTCTATTCTATCTTCGTGATTAGATATAGCGTCTGGCATTTTAAACTCTCTTATCTCATTAATAGTAGATACTAACTCTGCAGTTGGATCATTAATACCCATTTGCTGATTTACCATCTCATCTCTTAACTGATCTAATGTAAGGTCAGCAAAATTAGGATTGCTGGTTTGTGTAAGTTCTTGTATGTCTTTTTTATTAGTCTTACCCCATCCTCCTATAACATTCCAAAATCTTTTAGCAATATTATTTCTTTTATCTACTTCTTTCTTATTAATAAATAAATCATCAAAAATTTCTCTTGCCCTAGCCCTTGACTTTGCATCTCTTGGGTTAGCTATGTATGTTGCAAAGGCTTCCTCTAATAGTGCGTCTTGCTTTGCATCAGCCGTCTTCTTATAGCCAGCAGCATCTAATGCATCCATAAAATCTCTGTAATCATCACGAAGTAATCTTTGACCTTCAGAGTTAAGATACATACCACTATTAAACTTATCATACATCTCTTCAGCTTTAAATACTAAAGATTGTAGCTCTGGTGTTTTAGGATTTCTAAATATACTTCTCTTGTGATTCTTTTGTTGATTTATACGTCTAAGTATTTTTTGTATCTCAACATCTTTACCATAAAACTTATACTTAACAATTTCAGGATACATGGCCTGTACATTAAGCCATAAAGACTTGTTAGCTATAAGCTCTCTATCAAATGCCTTAAGTAATGGTAAGTCTTTATATATTCTTTTATATATGTGCGCATATTCATGTATAAAAGCTTCTTGGAATATAGCGTTTGGTCTAACAAACATAGCGCCACCTATATTAAATGCAGCAGCATTCTTTTGTTTTGCAGTAAGCTCAGACATCATTGCTATGTATGCGCCCTTAGGTAATTTTTTATCCCAAGATAATGATAGCTTAGCAATAACTGCCTGCTCATCTGCAGGTAATTCGTATAATTCTGTTTGTGATAATTTAGCTTTACGCTCCTCTTCTTGTGGTTCAGATGAAGTAGGATTTACAGGCTTAACTTTCTTTTTTACGACTGGCGGTTCTTTTTTTTTTACTTTATCACCTAGATAATTTTTAGCCGCCTTATATGATGCTGATAACTTTTTACCAGCCTTTTCTTCTTCTACAATTTTATCTACAATTGCTGACTCATCATAGTTCTGTAACTCTGCATTTATTTCTGCTAGCTCCTTGTCTTCTTTTTTAGACCTTCTTGACTTATCATCTAATACTTCTTTACGCTTTCTAAGATCAGCATATTTTTCTGCATACTGCTCTGTAACTTCTACCTTTGGTTTAGTTTCTTCTTGAACCTCTTGCTTTGCTTCTTCTTTTACTTCTTCTATTTCTGCACCAGTCTGCTGTTGTCCTGTAAGAGCCGCTATACCTGCTCCTGCAGCACCACCTAATACAGCACCTACTGGTCCTCCTATAGCAGCACCTATACCTGCACCAACTGCAGCGCCTCCTGCTATTCTAGGTTCTTTTCTAGCAAATCTGACTACACCCTTACCTGCCTTTTTTGCGGCTGCAGCAGTGTATCCTATACCATAACCAACACGTTCTGCTAATGATAACTGTTCTTTTTCTTGTTCAGTTCTTTCTTCTTCAGGTTTACGTAATATAGTATCTCTTTCTTTTTCTGTTAAAGTTCTACCTACAAAACCTGTTTTAGCTTTAGTGCCTGGTTTCTTTTCTGTAGTAAGTTTACCATCCTGAGTAACTCTAGTACCAGCTTTATAGTTTTTGTTTTTAGATAATATAGTTCTTTCAATCTGTAGATTCTTTTCTGCTATATTTTCTATTTCTGTATTTATTTGAGCTATCTCTGTATCTGCTTGCTCCCTATATTCTTTGATAAGCTGTTCAGCTTTTTTACCTCCATATTGCTGTTTAGCATTTTCAGAGTTTCTCTCAAAGTTTTCTTCAACTTCTTTAATAGCTTGTTTGTTTCTTTCTACCTGCGTAAGATTATTGTAGTATATGCCAGCACCCTCTGGACTTATTTGTTTAAGAAAATCTGGTACTCTATCATATATATTTTGGTAGTTTTCTATAACCTCGTTATACAGACTTTTTAACTCTGGAGAAATCTTTCCGTCTTTTTCTAGTTCTGCTATAAAGCCAAGTAAACTAGACGTTTCTTCATTCTCAACAGAAGATTGCACAATAGAATCTATTGCCATTAATCTTTCTGCTTGATCTGTTCCATTTATTTCTTTATATAATTTTTCAAACAATTCTTGCTGTTGGTCTAAAGCTGATTGTCTAGAAGCCATAGTATTTAAACTACCAGCAAATGTACCACCAAACAAACCTGTTGCAAAAGAAACCATTTTAGTTCTTTGATTTTCTGCACTATCAAAGTAACGTAGGTACCCATCAAAACTATCATCATAGTCCCATTTTTCTCCCTTTGCTCTAAACATTTGTTTTTTCTGTACCCAGTCTTGATATGACTCTTGATACATTTCTTCTACAGCTTCAAATGATGCTCTTGGCACTATATTTTTAATAGCTTTAAAACTAAAGTTTGTTGCTTTTGCAGCAAAAGATTGTGCTCCAGATATAAGCCCTCTATTTAATATTCTTTGTGCAGCACTACCTGGCAAAGAGCCAAACGTCATACCCCAAGACAAACTATTAACAGCTAACCATTTTGAATTATCTAAAAATGTATATGCCGCTGCTTTAGAAGCAGCATCAGCATCACCAGTTTCTGCTAATACAGAGTTGTATGTTTGACCAGAAATCATTGCCCCATCCACAGCTGTAGTACCTATACCAGCTCCCACTAAAGATGCATAAGTTTTACCAATGCCATCACTCAACATTAAATCATCTACCTTATATCCTTTAGTTCCTTTTTTTGCAACTTTAGTAAATAAAGAACTTGTGCCCAATAAAGACTTACCTTTTGTTTTTCTTAATACTTGTCCTGCTAATTTACCTTTTTCAATAAGAACACCTGTGCCTGCTGATCCTAAGCCACCTTTAAGCATTCTAGATTTACCCATTCTTAAAATAACATTCTTAGCCATACCAGATCCAGCATAACCAGGAACTAACATTGAAAGCCAATTGGGTAATTGTTGTGCAACTTCTCCTGTCCAAAACGTAGGATTTGCTAAAGAGTTCCAACTAAAATCTTCTATTTCTGAAGGTATGTAAGTATTTTTATAATCCTTCATCATACCCTCTCCTGCTTCTCTAAAGTAATTACCTATAGGATCATTAAAAGGTAACCAATACTTAGAACCAGGAGTCATAGATTGTAAAAACGTAAAAGCATCACCCACTTGACCTATCACTTGTCCAACACCTGAATATAAACTATTAGCTAATCTTTCTCCTTCACCACGAGCAATATCACTTGGTTTTACACCTAATGCTTCTTTTGAATAATTTAAGCCCTGTAGCTTTAATAAATTATCTTGAAATTGCTGCTCTCTACCTATAACATCTTTTTGTTGTTGTTGATCAAGCATTGTTTGCGCCTCAAGGTTTTGTTCGCCTTGTTGTATTTCAAGATTTTTTTGTACATCAATATTTTGATCTTGTGTCATTCCTTGATCATAAATATTAATACCTTGTTGAGGTGTCGCAGGAATGCCTGCTGCTTGTCCTGATATTTTACTTAAATCTATACCCATATTAGAAATTTCCTGCGTTTCTTATAAGTCTTGCTTGTCTTACTACTTCTTTTCTTATGTCCTCTGTTAGAGTGTTTAAATATCCAGTTACATTACCATTCTTTACCATTTCTTTATATGTAGAAGAATATGGCGCCTGTATTGTTGTTGGATAGCTTTTTAACGCATCTATCATGGTGTTATTAAACAAGTTATCTTTCATATTATTAAACTCATCTTTTGAGAGCTCTGGACTTTGTTGTTCCATAAGGTCAATACGATTACTTGACTTAACTAACATTTCTGCTAATACATATGGTATCATCTTTTTAGGTGCTCCAAGTCCATCTAAAGAAGTTGTTACAGATGGTAAATATGTAGTTGCTATGTAATCAAATGTTTGTGGTGCTTTTTCAGGATCACCATCAGCATATATAGTTCCTAAAGCTTTAGCGCTATTTGCTCTTTCTTTACCTTTAGTTATATCAATAGCTGCTCTTGTTTTTGCATCTAAAACATCTCCAGTTACTTCACTATATTGTTGATCTATATCTGCATATGCTTTATTCATTTGTGCATAAAAAGCCCTATCAGGTTTTACCTCATATAAAAAATAATCATTAGCTAATTCAGGATCTGTTAAAGCCACTACTGTTACAACCTCAGGTTTTTGATCTCCAAATAATTCATTGTAATCTTTTGCTTTAGAACCTTCTTTATCTTCAAATTGCTGTACTATTTGCGGTGTGCCATCTGGCCCAATATATTTTAATGCTTGGAAATAACCCTCATGTCTTAAGCCTTCTTGATAGAATTTAGGTAGCAGATCAAAAGTTTGTTCCATAAAATTCATCCAACTACCTTCTGTTTGTATCATATCAGATGTAATTAACTCACCTGTTGATTTATAAACCCTACCATTATCCATTTGTATACCTTGCACAACTTTTCTGCCTTCAAATTCATCTGGTCCTTTTCTTTTTGTTGTGCCACCTTTTTCATCAGTAACAAATGGTTGTTGTACTACACCTCTACCAGAACCTTTAAATACTAAATTATCCATTACGGCTTCTGATTCTGGGTTTAATATTTGATATGATAAATTTGGTCTTGATGATCCATTTACATAATCACCACCCCAAGCTCTTACACCTTCGTTGTATCCAAAAGCACTGCTGTTCCAACCCTCACCTACACTATTAAGATGTTGTTCTGCAAAATCAAAATCACGACCCACTGGAACATTTGCAGTTCCCGCTTTGTTAAGAGTAATAAATTCTGCAGCAGAATCAAAATCAACTTTTTGTTCTCCACGTTTATTCAACATTGGAGAATATTTATCTAATACATAAGATCTTAATAAATCTCTATCATTAGCTACATAAGAAACAACTTCTGAGTATTCTTGTAAACCTAACAATCTTTGAATCTCTTGTCCTTTTTCAGGAAAAGTTCTTAAGTAATTTTGTGCAAGTTTACTTGCATTATTACCTACATCTATTATAGCGTCAGGATTAGTAATATAGTTTTGATCTTGCTTACTTAAATCGGGAGAATCTATTTCACTCAATAGACCATCCCATTCAAAAGTATTTACAGTTTCATCAACAAAATACTCTTGAAAGTTTTTTACTGTTCTAGGGTTTATTAATGCCGCAGTATCTTCTTTTTGCATAGCATCTCTAAACTTAGTCATAGCTTGTGCATTAGCATCTACTTGTTGCGCCCACTTACCATTTTTAATTTCATTCTTATATTGTATCATTTGTTTAAAACCAACATCCTGATACCAACGCAATGCATTACCATTATACTTTTGATCAATTTCGCTCTGCATATAGGTAATACCTTTATTAAGCATATCTCTAAGGTATTCTTTGTCTTTATCCCTAACAACATCTTTTTTAGATTGTTCATACAACAAAGCTTGATTTTCCATCATCTGTGCCTGTATCTTCATTTCAGATTCACGCTGTTGTTGCATTTGTTGCAATTGAGATAACTGCATTTGTTGACGCTGTTGTCTAAGCTGACCTTTGTCACCAGAAAACAAACCCTCTAAAAGCTGCGCTGTATATCCGTATTGATCTGCCATTATACCATATCTTGTTGTTCAAAATCACCAAAACCTATTATATCATCTTGATTATTGATTGTTGGTGTTGAAGTGTTTGTTGATGCTGGCTTAAAGCTTCTAAAGAAATTACCCACATCAGTGCCGCCTTCTTTTGTAGCAAACGCCTTTTGAAATCCTTGACCTATGCCTTTTGTAATATTTTTAGCTCTTTCAAATATAGATGGCGTATATGTTTCATCCATATCATATCCCATATTATGATACTGAAACTTCATGTAATCATTCCATTGTTTGTTTGCAGCTATACTTTCTAAACCGCTTACAACCTGCTGTAAAGCAGCATTACCAAGCTTTGCGTAAGATTCTTTTTTTGCCAACTGTCCCTGTATTTTTTCGTTGCGTTCTTGCAAAGATATGTTTTTTTCGTAATTCTCTTTAAAATCTAAAAGTCTTGTAAAGTTTTCTCTATTTTTTCTTTTAGCATCATCATCCATTGCTGCCACTTGTAATAAAGCACTAGCTCTTCTAGCATCTAACAATCCTGATCCAGCTAAAAATCTAGCTCTATCTCCACTAGTACCTCTAACTAAATTATCTACACCTTGATCATACGCAGCGTCTATAGATTTTCTAGCAAGTCTTTCTTCTGCTACTGTTAGTCCAGTCTTAGCTAATTGTTCAGATTCATAGAAATGTCTTTTAAATGCCTCAGAAAGCTCTGGCATAGCAGGAAGGTCTATATCCTTCATTGTTTCACCTAAAGCTTTCTTTGCGAACAACGCAGCCGCAAGTGTTGAAACACCTCCTAATAAATTAAACACTTTGTCGCCAGTCATTCGTGGCATTTTTTTAGAACCTTGTCCTTGCTCAAAGTTAAAATCTATTTGCTCACCATCTTTTGCATCACCACCTTCATCAACTCCTGCGTCACTTTCTACGTTTTTCTTTATTCTCTTTTCTACAATATCTATTTCAGGTATCATAAATGGAGTTTCCCCTGTATCACCTTCAGCTTTAACTACCTCTTCTTTAGGAGGCTCTAAAACACTTGAAAAATCCATATCTCCTATCTGGCTTTTACTATAACCAAAAGGACCTGTAGGCCTAACTCCTGAACCTATTTTATATGAATTTGTTTCTTTGTCAAATTCTGAATTTTGTATTTCAGATATATTAATAGCAGCTAAATCTATCTTCTTTTGTACATCATCAATTTGTTTTTGAGTATAATCTAAAGGATTGTTTTGTATTGTTTTTAATTCCTCTCTTAAATTTGTTTCAGTAGCTAGGAGATTATTTAACTTGTTTTTATTTTGTTTAACTAAGTCTGCCTCTAATCTATTTTCTTCTCCTTCGTCAAATGCTTTTAATTTATTTTTTAATGTATTTAATTTACTAAGATCTGCAGGCTTACGAGTAGCACTATATGTTTTCTGTGCGTCTTCTACTTGTTTTACTATAGTATTTCTTTTACCCTTAGCGCTTCCTAAATAAATATTTCTTATACCTGATACTCTTTCTTCAATAGCCTCCTCTGATTGATCTTTTGGCTTTTCAAATGTCAGCATAAATGATTCTGTCGCTTCAGCTGGGTCATCATAGTTTTTAGCTAAATACTTTTTCATTTCTTCTTCCTGCATTGCAAAATCTATCTGACCTTTCCAATTTGTTTTCCAATCAGGGACTTGTTTTTTATATGCTTCTTTTCTTTCGGGAAATGTGTATTGGAATAATCCAAGACCTTTATTTTTTACATCTCCCATTTCAACAGCATCAGCATAAAAACTAGACTCAGCTTTTATATTACCTAAAATACCAACAGCTTTATTATTAGTCATTCCAGGAAAAGTCATTAAATACTTATATATTTCTCTTACTGATATTTTATTTTTTCCTGGTTTTGCCATTATCTATACATTCCATTAGGTATCCATTTATTTTCTATATCTTTTTTTGCCATATCACCCATCTGTGTTTCAGACTTACCTTTAAATCTATTTACATGATCATACACGCCTGAACCATCTTCTACAAACAAACCGCCACCCACAGCTCCTGTTTCATCATCTACAGGCAATGGATTTTTTTTGTGATCAGCTGGGCCTGGTGTTACATCACCTCTGTTAATAGCTTGCTTTATAATAGACCCTGCTTGTTTTTTATTTCCTTCTACTAATGACTTCTCTATAGCTTCTTGCTCAGATGCAGTTGTAACTATTTCTTGACCTGTTAACTCGGCAGAAGATTCTTTTTTACCACCCTTTTCAAAACTTGCTTCTGAATATATTCCATAGCCACCAGGAGTCATTGCGCCTGTTCCATATGCATTATCATACATAGCTGCTTGTTGACTATAATATCTAGCTTGTCTTTCTGCAACTAATTTATCTTGATATTCACCTACACTTTTTCTGTACTCATCTATACCTTCAATCTTAATATCTGTTTCTTGCTGTTTCTCCGCAGCCTTTCTAGCTTTTTCTCTCTTAGATAAAGAAGAAATTAATGCAATAGCTCCACCTGCGATCCAACCGACAGGACCTGTAGCTCCTAAAAGACCAGCCACTGCTGCGCCTGTACCAGCTCCTTGCATTAAACTTCCAATAGTTTCTCCTGCATTAAGTGTGGTAGCGTCATCATCATCACCTATTGCTTTTATACCTGTTCCTAAAAGAGCAACTCCAGCTCCAGCCAAAGCGGATTTTGCAGGTGCGCTTAATGCTTTTAAACCCGTTGCATACCCTGCTTGCGCCATTGTAGGAGGGCCAATAAAATTAGGTTGTGTAGCTAAAAAAAAGCCTTTTGCAGTCGGTCCTGCAGCAAGTATACTACCTGCACCAAAAGCACCGCTAAGAGAAAGTAATGAACTAGCTTTACCAAGCCCTAAAGTTTTACCAGCAAGACTAATCCCTTTTGCAGCACTTAGACCTGTACTAAGTTTTGTAAAAGTGTCAGCTTGTCTTAATGTAGAAAGACCAACTTTTTCCTGCCAAGGTAATAACTCTGGACTAACTGCTTCTCTTGAAGCTTCTACAGTTGGAGCGGGACCCATTGATGTATAATCAACAGCAGATCCCTGCGGAGTGCCATAGTATTGCTCATAAGCCTCTCCAAAGTTATCTGTCATATAACCTCCTAAGTCACTATACAATTCTAAATAATCTCTTCTACTCGGCATTAGTTATATGATTTTCTATATTTTATAGTTATTGCAAAGATATTAAATTTTTGCCTAGTTTTTGTATCTAGCTTTAACCTTAAGTAAGTACCATGCATTCTAGCTTTAATAGGTGATGGTCCATTTATATCTTTTATACTATAAATATTATTATTAAAATCTCGTAATGGAAATCTCAAAATACCTTCTCTGTATTTTGCAAAATCTCTTTTAGTTACATCAACAGAAGGATTGTGTAAATATGTAATATTTGGTGTTTGCGAATTTAATGCTGCCCCAATACCTACCTGATCAGTTTTAAATATTGCAACAGCCATATCTGATTCATGGTCACCATTTGCAGCTGTATCAATAAAATTAAAATCGTAATCTGATACTATCTGTGCATTATCAAACTTTTTATTTTCATTAGGCACTTCTGCTGAAACTATTTCCAACATAGACCTTGATGTAATTTTATCTAATAATGGCGTATTTGTTATAAAATCATAGTTTGGTTGCCCACCAGAACTTACAACGTAAGAATCTGTTATAGGAATATCACCAAAAAAATATGCTCTTTTATCATTAGCTTTCCACTCCCATAACTCTAAACCACCCTCTATTAATTCAAGTGTACTATAATTATAATTTTCATTACCTTCATGATTAAAGTTATATATACCATTTATAGGTTGACCAACAGCTTGTTGTGAATTATTAAAACTATTAATACCAAATTGATAATTTTGTAACACATTTTCATTAGTATAAAAACGTTGCGCTAAAAACGGAAGCCTGTTACCTGGCGTATATATTCTATCCTGATGTTTTATCCACTGTGATGGTATAGCAGAGTAATATGAAGTAAAGCTATCTAACTCTTCATTATACGCTATAGTTTTAGATGTTATATATAATTCTGGATTAGCTACAAAATCATTATCTGAAACTTCGTAAAAATATAATGGATCTTGTAAATCATCAGTTGCTAAAAACTCTTGACTAACGTTTTCCCCAACAGGATGATTAAAACTATCAAGTTTATCTGCTCTTACTCTATTAGCAAATGTATAAATTAACTCTTTGTGTTTATAATCATACACTCCATGTATACCTATAAAATACAAAGGCATATCGCATAAAGGAACTCTAGCGGCTCTATTGTACCTATCAAAAGTTTTTAAAGTATATTTTGTTATATTATTAATAGCATCTCTTACTCCTTTATCATCACTCAATACATTAACATCTGTTCCTGTAAACTGTATAATTTTACTTTTGTTTACATCTACAAAGTAATAATGCTTATCGCTAGACACAACACTATGCATATGTCTAGTTCCATATTCTACAGAATTGTACACGTGTGTTTCTACAGTTTCTCCAGTTCCTGTAAATAATTCTGTACCACTACCCTCATCTTGCAAGAAAGTTCTTGGATTAACTAGCAATCTTCCAAATGCATTTTCTTGTGTAAAGTAAATTTCATTATTATGATTTACTAAAGATGTAATTGGACCATGCTGTGCTTCTACATTGTGAAAATTAAATATTGGAAATATTCTAAATGCATCCGCCTGTTCTCCTGAAATTTTTGTTCTAGAATATGCAATCTCATACGGCAAGTCTGTTTGGTCACATTGGTTCTCTCGTATAGATAAATATCTTCTAATATTATTTTCTTGTGAAAAAACTAAATTGTAAAACCAATCATTTGATACTGGTGGAAAATCTGGATTAAATCCTTCTTCTGTATTACCAGCGCCTAAATGTAAACCAGAGCGCATATCCGTATTAACATATGATTCTACTGGGAATACTAACCATTTTGCATAACCTTTATCATCATATATAGCACTTGTTTGTTGATGACTATACATGCTTGTAAAAGTATCACCACCAAAAACTATAGAAACATGATTAGGTGTATCATTATAATTTAAATCACCACGTGTAGGGTGGAAATTACCACAAGATATATATTGTGTTTCTTCAATCGCTTCTCTATTGCTTCCTCCATACTGACCTGGCACTTCTTTAATAATATTTGCATATACCATGTATGGTATTTTTCTACCCTGCCTAACAGGATTGTGGTTATTAGACCACCAATAAGTTTGTGCTCTAAGAATTGTTCCTATATCCCTTGGATAGAAAAATCTATGATCTTTTAAGTTTGGTAGGGGATATGCAGGTGCGTAGTTATTATTCGCAGATGCACCATTCAATGCTAATAATATACCCCTAGTTCCTCTTTGCAGTGTAGAAACAGATTCATATATCATTTGCTCCTGTGTCATAACCTCATTATTATCGCCAGTGTTGTCTACAATAAGGTTGTTAGAGTTTTGCGTTCCATCAGAAACAGAACCAGCCACATATCTTGTAGTATAAGATGAATTATCACTATATAATTCAGCTTTAAAACCTAATGAAAAATTAGAAAATCCTCTTTGTCCTGCGTAATGATTTGAGTTGCCTGTATTGCCATGAGGATAGAAAAATGCTTGTGGTACAAATTCCCCATCTGCTATTTCTTTAGCATTATATAGTCCAGCAATACTATGGTGATATCTAGTGCATCTTGTACTTACACCTCCTTGGGTAAATGGAGTATGTGGATTTGTTTCAATATTAAAGTTACCACCAATACCATTAGCAGCCACACCCGCTCCTCCCATAACAGCTGAATCACCTGCGCCATTAGTAAAACTTGTACTTAATACTCCAAGTTGATTATTCTGTGACACATACTGATCTCCATTTACAGCGTTGACTTCATAACTGTTTACGTAGTTGTAAAAATATGTATCATAGCAATAAAATTTACCTATTAAAACTCCTGAATTTCCACTTTCAGTATTAATTACGGTATCTTTTTTTATTGCAAACCTTGTCATTGGATCACCAACCTCCATACTAGTATTATCATACGCAGGGCTAGCTATAGCTCCAGCATAAGTTCCGCCAGCCAGTAAGGCTTGACCATATGTATTATACGAATGCCCAGTATTATTAGGGTCATTCTGTAAATATGTAGAATCATTAAATCTAAGTTGGTCATATAGCTTGTATGAAGCAACTATCTGTAGTTGATGTCCTTCATTAAAAGTATATGGCCTAACACCAAAAGCACTATCTGGCGAATACATAACAAAAGAATCACCAGCTGTACTAACTCTATATTTATGAACACCATTATCTGTAAGCCAATCTCCCCTTTCTTCTGATCCAAAATACAAAGACCTACTATATGCATGTGCGTTTTCTAAATATGAAGTGCCCCCTCCATATTGAATTTGAGTATCAAAATCATAATTCCATTTAAATGTACCAGTACTTATATATGTCGCTCTATTCATAATAGTAGCGTCAAGACCCATTCTAGTATTTAAGTTTAAATCATATCCCTCTATCACATTTTCTTCTTGACAATAATCAATCATTGCAGGCTGTATAGGCTGACCTGTATCATAACCTGACTCTATTTGTTGTTGTGGTGTAAGGTTTGCATGTCTTTTACCATAAGCAGCTGTTTGACACAATAATCCTGACTGTAAAACAGTTCTATCTATTTCGTTTCTTTCTGCCCTTACTATTTTATATCCAGATATTTTTTCTCTAACATGATCTGGTATAATAAATTCAAATACTACACCTAAATCAAAAGTAAAATGATAACCCTCAGACTGACCCCTGTTAGGTATAAAGCTTTTATATCTTTGATTGCCTAATATAGAGTCTGAATCATATGCCACACTAAAAGCAGGTACGGGATGACTACCATGAGTTGATATTCTAAAATCTTGCGTATATGAATTTGTTCTAAATTTAACTGCATTATTTAATACTGAGCCATAGGCAGAACCTGATAAATCAAACTCTATACAATGATCGTAATGCGTAGGCATTTGTATATCTCCTATATACAATACATTGCCAGGATTACCTTTTTTATCATATATAAGAACGCCAAAACGATATGTTTCACCACGTTGATAACCTCTAAACGCAGACATTTGCTGTGGATCTTTATTGCTACCAAGAGTAAATGTATTAGATACTACTTCGTAAGCATTACCTGCATCATCATATTCTAACTGCAAGTCTTCAATAGGCTGTGAAGATCCAAAATAAAAGTTATCAGAACTATTACCCATAAATCCACCCTTGTTACTTACAGTGTCTGATGTTTTTGGTTTATTTATAAATGACAATCTACATCCACCTAAAGCATTAGCGCCAAACTCAAAACTTTGTCCTCCTAAAACATTTTCAGAGGTTGTCGGATAATCTTGATCTACTAAATGCTGTATAATATTACCGTTAGCATCTATAGTGTTATCTACAATATCAGGCGGTGTATTACCGCCGCCCATTATATATCTATGTGCAGCTCTATGGTTGTTGTATGTTTCTCCTAAATATAATGGTTGATACATAGCATAAGAACCAGCTTGCACTGTATTTGCTAGATCATAAGCAACACTAGGGTCATTGTAATAATCCTTTACATTATCATCCGTTGTTGTTAACGACCTATTTGCCATTGGATTATTTAACGCTCCTCTTAAAACTTTTACATTCCATTCTTTTTCACCTACAATAGTATCGTTCTGTCTTAAGTTAGCCGCAAATAATATGTTATCTTTTATAGCTATGTCTTGACACACGTCCCAAGTATTTGAAGGTATAAGAACCTCCTCTAGTCCATTTGGAACTTCATCTTCCAGTATAACGTGATCAAAATAAAGAGAACCACCGCTTATATCTTTTTCTCCTGCTATACAAACTCTAGGCGGTACACCTAAGTCTTCATAGTAAAGCACATATAAAAGGATTTTATCAAACTTTACATCGGCATTTTCTATCAAAAGCTGTAAGCCATCCCCACTAACAGTACCAGAAGGTGAACCAAAATATGTTTTTGGACTTTGCGAGGATGTTGAAGAAACATGATATATTTGACTAAAAGGAGAAACAGTTGATTCTCCACCATCTGCTGTCAAATATTTATATGCATATTGATAAGCTCCTGCAGGCAGGTTTCCAGTAATTACTGAATTTAAATTTACGGGTTGCATTACTGCCTTTGGACTAATGTCTAATTCATCAACATCCAATAAATGCAAGTCATTACCTTTAAGATTTAATGTTCTTAAAGCATTTTTATTATCAGTCCAATATACTCTACTTAAACAATCATTTTCTATAATACCCTCAACACGACAAAGTATATTTGGGTCCATATTTAAATTTGGATAGCCCACACCTGCTCCTGAATCATAACAAACTTTTAAATCAGTTACTTTATCTACCTGACCTTCTGAATCAAAATCTAACAATAAGAATTGTGTTTGAAAAGAATCATAATTAATTGGATCGCCATTTTTTATAATATTAAACTTACCAACTATTATTAAAAATAATTGATTACGAAAAGAAAAATGACCAACAATATTACAAGCTGCTCTCATATAAAAAGCAGTATCATTCCAAGCTGCTGGATTTGACCCTTGTATAGCATCTAGTTGTCCTAATCCAAAAAAATGTCCCTGCATGTATTGAAAAGACATATTTTCATAATCAAACCAATTAGTAATACCTAATGGTCCGTTTAATGCAGTATTATTTGAATTTGTAAATTCAGCCCATGTTTGCGATACAGGGTCAAGCGTTCCGTCTAATAAATATTTTGGATGACTTGCTAAGTTTATGGTTAATTTATTGCCTTTTATGTTTTGTATAGAAAATGTATTACCATCAGTATTGATGATTTGCATATTCATAGCATCCCTATAACTACCAGGAATTTGATACCTTGGATCAGTATCAGATATAATACCTTTTACAAAACCAGTTGGTTTACTTTTCTTTGACATTAGTAACTATTTAATCCATCATACAATGGCGGGTTAGCTGAAGTTACAGGCACCTTAGTGTTCCACATTTTTCCTATCTTCAACAACTCAACCGAGTTTGGCATATTATCATTACCTCTAGTTTGACCACATAGCCAGTACCATCTTTTTTCTAAATCTTTAATTATATACTGCGCTAGTTTTCCATTATAATAATCTATTAACTTATGCTTCCACATTACATATGAAGCAACAGCTTCTTCGTGCCCTTGTTTAATAGTAGGATAGCCTTCCTCAGACAATGGCATAGCTAAATATGTAACAACTATATCATCAATATAATCTTTACTAAAGTTTACTCTATTACCGTCAACATAATATCTATTAAGTTGATCAGAAACTTTGCTTTTGAATTGAGAGCTCGTTGGTGATATTATTGTATCTGCAGCTCTTATAGAAAGCATTTTAATAAAATTATTTGGTAATCTTATTTGTTTATTGTGTATTCTTTCTTTGCCTTCAGAAAAGAACTTTGTTATTTTAGCTCCACCACTAGTCATTAATGTATTGTGATTTCCCTCATCTCCTAACCTTCCATGTGTTAATTCAATAACACCACTAGAAACTGTTGCAGAAGCTACAGGACTAGCCTTAATGCCTCTTAAGTTTTCATAATATGAACTATTTATCTTACGACATGTTTGTGCCATATCTCTTGATAGTTGATCAAGATATGTAACACTACCAGAACCGTCAAGAGCATCTATTGGCCCCGTTATAGAAGTGTCTATTACATAGTCGTCATTATCAATAAAGTTTGCAGCAGTAGTATCTCTATAATAAAATCTTGTACCATTAATTTCTATCCAAGACTTTTCTGCAGGCGAACTAGTATGTTCTATTTCAGCTGTAGCTGCAGCTGTTGCTGTAGCATAAGTTATTTCTCTTTCTTGAAATGTTTTCAATCCACCTATATATTGCTCAGCTTCAAAAGCCCATTCTGCCCATGAGTCTATATTTTGTGTATAATCATTTATACCCAAATTACGAGCTACACTATTAAATACTCTATTTACTTCTACTCTCATATTATACTGATGCTATAAATAACTCTAGTTGTTGATTTGATGCACCCTTGACTTTTAATGCTGTAGCAGCATCCAAGGTGCTGCCGCCATTTCCGCCTTCTACAGTTGTTCCTGTAAATATAATACTACTATCCGCAGCTACTGAAGTATACGCTGCATCAGAATCCTCATCATCCATACCTACTTGTAAAGCGTCAGAAGCATCTAAGTTAGTAACTCTAATATATCTTATATCTGCACGAACAAATGCTCCGTCAGCAGTTGTACTGCCAAATGTTGCTATTTCTGTTAGATTAGTATTAGCTAGTTTTATAATTCTTTTTGAAACATTAGCTATACTTCCGTATGTATGTGTATATGTTTGTGCAAAATCAATATCATTAGTAGCGCCATTAGCATGGTCTACAGCTAATGCTTCTGTAATTGTTACTATTAAAGATTGTGCTGTTAATTCAGTTCCCATGTTTTATACTTTTAATTAAATTCTTTACATATTTTAGAGGCATAATCTTACACCTACTATATTTTTTTGGCCTTACCCAAATAATTTTATAATAAAAATCATCTAGTATTGGCACTTTATAAATTACTTTTTCTCCCTTTTTATTTGACTCATTTAAATCTATTCTATAATGAAAAGCTCTTTTATGTTTTTTCTTTTCTAAATAGATATAACCCATTCTATTAGGAAGATGTACTAGTTCTTTTCTTAGAACTACATCCCTAAAAACTATTTTTAAGAACTCAGTAAGTATCTTATAAAACCTACTGTAATTTACTTTTTTGCTCGTCTTATCGTAAACGTCCCTAACGTTTCGGTACTTGTTTCTGTACTTGCGGTCGTACAACTTTGTTTGTGTCTGCATTATCTGTTAATGGATCGTATGGCGCTTTTAATTCATAATTCATTTCGTTTGACAAAACTCTTTTTACTAATTCTGGTATCATAGACTCAGGAACAGGGTAACTTGTTGTTTCATCACTTTCAAAGTAAATAGAATGTTTTGGATTTACTAATAACAAATCACACGTAAATCTAAATTGCATAGGATCTATATAATCACCATACGCTTGTCTTAAATGTGAAAATAAAAAACCTATTTTTAAAAAATCTTTACTATAGAATCCATACTCACCATCAGCGTAAGAAGGTAGTCTTTCTACCTCAATTTGAGCAATATGACGACCTTTTCTTTGCATTATATATCCTGCTACACTTTTAGCATTAGAAAATCTATTAAACTTTTTGTTTTTCCATCTTTGCTCACTAATAACTGGTATATCAATAGAATCATGATTTTGCAAAAATGCTCCCTGTGATTTTTTTACTCTAAGATTTACAGCATTATCTTCTATATCTAACACCTGCGGTATGTAATATGTTATATGACCATAATCAGCTTTTTCTTCATATGAATGTTGATCATAAAAATCTCTACCATAGTAATCTTCATTTTCAGTTACAGACATATTTCCAAATCCAATACCTGCTTCAGATATTGTCCTTTGTGAAAAAATAATACTTTCATAAGAATCTAAATCTCCAGTTTGCGAATTTAAAAAAGTAGCTATTTTGCTTTGTACATAATCTGACCAACTTGACTGTATAGCATTTTGTGAAACTCTATTTGCAACAATAGGAAAAGCAAAACCCCTTTCTAGCAAGCCGCATTGCATATCCATCCAACCCCTCAAAGGAAACTCTTGATAAAAGGCTCTTGGTATGTCTTCGTTTTTCATAGCAATCTCTCTAATCATATTTGCTCTATGATATGCAATCCAGGTTTTAATCTGTTTTGTAGTTACATTAGCCTCTGTATTAGACTTACCTCCGTAAGCTAAATTCTTAATGTTATATGCTATTTCGTTTAGTGTAGCCATAATTATACAAAAATACTTAAAATTATTCGTATACAACAATAGGCCTGCACACTTATAGTGATTCAGCCTATTATTGCGCAGGGAGCAAAAAAAGCTCTTTATTTCGTTTTGCTCTGCTGTTGTTCATTAAGAGCAACTTTATAGTTGTTACTCTCAATATTCCCCGTCATTTTTCTTACCGCTATTTCTATCACCTCACGTTGATAAACTTCTTTAAGACCATCCCCAGGATTAGTATCATCAAAACATTCATCATGCCTTCTACTTCTTAATACCATAGCACTAACAGATCCTATTGTTGACGTAGGTCTAAAATATACACGAACAGGACTTGTAGGTCCTGGTTGTCTAACATAACATATAGGACTTGATTTATCAGGTCTATTATATGGATCTTTACTATTTTCTAAATCCCAAAAATCTTTACTACCTATAATTTTTGCAGCATTAAAATTTTCAGCTGTTGACAATGCATTTGTATAATTAATTCTAAAATGAATTAAATGTACATACTCATCTGGCATATCTAAACCAAAGTTGTCCCAATTATTGTCATTACTATCAAGTTGTATTGATTCTGTAAACATAGCTAAAGCATCTCTTGACACTTGATTTATATCATACTTTGCATAATGATTATTTATAAACTCATGAATAGCTTGTCTAATAAAATCATCTTTTTCATTTTCTGTAAAGTATGGTTGATCAGACTTATCTAAAAGTTGATCTATCAAATCATATGCCTGGCTTATAGTCACTATTTACTATCTTTTTCTAATTCAGCTACAAAACTTGCTTTACCCTTGTCTTCTTCTAACTTAACAGGGACAGGATCATTCTCAGCTTTAAACACTACATTACCTCTTAGTTCATTCTTCAGAAGTGCGTAAATATCAGCGTTATCTTTTAGCCAGACAATAGCTTGGTCTTGTGTTAAACCTATTGTTTCACTACCATACTTGTATACACCATTTACTCTTTCTAACATTTTTTTATCCAATGCTTCAATAATAAATAATTTATGTGCACCATCAGCATCATTTAAAATTTCAAGAAATCTTTGTGGATTATCACTAGCGTAAGATATAAGCTTTGCTCTGCGAATGTTATTATCCCAATTTCCATTTAATCCAACTAATCTACAGAAGTCTTTTACTTCGCCATCTGTAAGTGTAGCTGCCTTAGTAACAGAATCAGCTTTTGCTAATGATATATCAGCTTGCTCTCTTTCTTTAGCAGAAAGGTCTTCTATCTTCATTAACTTGTTACATAATGGATGATCTTTCAAGAATTCATAAACTCTCTTATCGTATTCATCATTAATGTTTAAAGATAATACTGCATGATGCATTTCAAATCCACCACAAGGCTCATTGTTGGCATCTATTAATTGTATTCTTTTTCCCTTTTTATTTGTGTAAGTGCTAAACTTTGCGTAATTAAATTTTTCAAAGTTCTTTGCCTTAATTAAAACAACATGTTTCATTTTATTATAGTTTTGATTAATACTCCCTTATTTTTGGTTTGTTGGGTCACCTTCTTTCATCCTATAGACTTTGTTTCCGTTAACCCAGGTTTTGTTTTGTGATTTATTCAACCATTTTAACCCACCACTACCTTTTACATTGATATGGAAAGCTCTTGATTCAACAACTTTTGGCTCATTTGTAACATCTACAACCTTACCATCTCTTACTGCATAAATTGTTTTCATATTGCAAATATAAGAATAAATTTATTGAATACTCCAGGGTCTTAATCCTGAAACAACTTTATTATTATTTTTTTGTATAAACTGATACGTACCATTCCAAGCTATACTTCTTCTTACGTCATCTGAAATAAAAGGATATACTGTATGATGTAAGCTAGAGGGCCATATATACATATCTCCCACTTTGGGTTCTATAAGCATTTGACCTCTTTGCAAATAATCTGGAGCTACAGATTTATCTATAAATTCTAAATATCCGTCTTTATCAATTTTATTTTTTATATTTCTTTTTGTTTTATTTTTAGGTGTCTTTAAAAATAAAGTAGAAGAAACTAAACAATTTGTATGATAGTGAACTGGATTATACTCCCCAGACTTCATTTCATTAAACCACATATCTGTTAAATCACAGTTAATAACATGGCTTTCTTCATCAAATGTATATAATTCTTTTAATGATGCATTTATATATGCGTATAAACATTGTTTAAAAAAATCATACAAATTATTTTTGTGCAATTCTTTTAAGTCTATTTCTATTTCGCATTTAATTTGTCCAACTAAATTTTCTCCGTAACTTTTTTTGTTTTCATTTTCAAACATTTCATCTGTTACAGATATTAATTTTTTTGTTATCTCATCTGGCAACTCTACTTTTAGAATTTTTGGACCAAATGGTTTTAATAGTTCTAGTTTTGTTTCTTTTCTCCCCATAATTATAATATAAAAAATTAAAGGAGGGCACTAGGCCCCCCTCTAACTTAATTAAACACTGTATTATCCAGTAGTAGTAACACCACCAACAGCACCCATGTGTGCATACACATACCAGAATGAGCCGTCAGCAACGCACTCAATTCTTTCTCCTCCTACAGCAGCAGCTTCAATAGTGAAGCTATCAGCTAAAAGGTTAGAAGCACCATCAGCATCAGCATCAGCAGCGCCAGCAAATACAATTGTATCAGCAGTTGCAGCACTAAATACCATATCGCCTGTTCCAGAAGGAGTAAGCGCAACGATAAATGTTAAAGTACCACCAGCAGTTGCAGGAGGTAATGTAACAGCTGAATCTGTACCACCAGATTGTTTACACATAAAAACTTTACCAAAGTCATCATCTAACAAAACCTTACTTCCGCCTGCTCCGAGTTCTAGTAACTCTACAACAGGTGCAGTTTGAATAATTGGTAAATGAAGAACTTCTGAACCAGCAGTATCTTGAGCTTTTATAAAGCCTTTTACTGCAGTTCTAAGTCTACTAAAATCAAATTTCAAAGCCATTTCTATTTATTTTAAATATTAATAATTAAAGTATTGTCGTTCAAGCTTCTCTTCCGTCAATACCAGTTAAGTGATTATTGAGGGGTTACTCTGTACTTCACCCCTCTCTAATCGTTAGTTACTATGATCCTGGAGTAATTGTACCACAAGCTGTAACACCAGAAACGTAAACGTTTTTAATATCATCAGCAATAGTTACTACACCTCTTCCAGTTAAAACAATTCTTGCGATTGTTTTTACAACATCATCTTCTTTACCATCTGTAGCTGTCAATTGAGCTACACCAATAACACCACCAGCTGCTCCAGCATTTTCAAAACTAACATGAACAGATCCATCTCCGTCATTTTCAATAGTTCTTACTTGACTAGAGTGCACAGCCATACAGTCGTTATCAGCTGTTTGAAAAAATAACATACAAGCCATTTTATTAAATGCCTCCTACTTTACTCAGAGGACTTTTTAAAGTTAAGTCTAGAGAGGGGGTTTTACCCCCCTGTGTAGACAATTAAGTTAATATTATGCTGCAGAAAGAATTCCACAAGATAATGGGTTACGAACTACAATTCCAGATTCAGATAATACGTGACACTCAAACTTGTCATCAGCATTAGCTGCCATCATTGATTGTTGGTCATAAGGGTTAATCATACCCGCAACATACTTCTTAATGAAGCTACGGTTCTGACCTTCTGCACCTTTAGTCAATAACTCTATATTAGATACACCAGATGTTCTTCCGAAATCTAGGAATACCATTTTAGCAGACTCTTTCAATCTGTTGTCGCCAAATGCGTTAGTACCAGCAGCAGCGCTGTGTACATTTGGATCATCCATTACTGGGCAGTAAGCCATTGTAAGCTTATTACCTAAAGCATTGTATGATACAAAGTTTGCACCTAACTCAACATCTCCACTAACACCATTCATAGATCCACCAGTGAATGCTCCTGAAGGTGCAATCAATAGATCTTTCATAGCTTTATGGAATGCTAAACGACCTTCAGTACCTGTAAATACAACGTATTCGTTACCTTCAGCGTTAGTAGCATTTAATGAAAGTTTTGCTAAGAATTCAGTAATAATGTCTTCAGTTAAAGCACCTAATGTGTAAGACGCTTGGTTAGAAGAATCAATTTGTGCTAATATACCATCTCCTGTTACAATAGAAGTAGACATTGTTCCAGACAATCCTGTAGTAACAGTTGTTGGAGCAGTAGCATATGATGTTGGAGTGTTGCTCAAAGAACGTCTTCCATACCAACGCTGTAATTCTTGCTGGTACATAAATTCATCCATCATCATTTGTTCCTTGGTAAAGTACCATAGTCTGTGACCATTGTTTTCAATCCAAGTTACATCAGTAATATCCTTTCCAGAAACTGAACACTTCTTACGAGATGTAGTAAGGTAGTTTTTGAAAGTTTTAGGATATACGTAGTTTTCACCTACATCAGATCCATTAGATCCGTTAGGGAAAGCAGAACCAATAGAAGCAACGATTGCGTCATCTTCTAAGTCAGCTAATTGTAAAGCCTGATTTGCTGTATCAAATATTTCAAATTTAACAACGAAATCAGTTCCGTTTGTTACTGCATCTGATGTACCAGAAGCAGATAAAGATGTACCACTAAATGCTATAGGGTCTTCAACAACGATAGCTACAGCTCCCGATTGGAAACGTACCATATCAAATTTGTTTAAGAAGTTACCATACTTGTCATTAGCAGCGTCTTGTTCAAACACTAAATAAAATTGATCTCCGTCAGCGTCAGCTGCAGCTACGTCCGTACCACTTAATGTTACAGAAGCCGAAGCTGTCCATGTTACGTTGTCTGATGAAAACCAACCTAGAGAGTAAGAAGGAGCGTTGTATCGTCCCATTACTTTCCATTCAAAGGAGTTATCTCCTAATACCTTTTCTGCAGCGAAACGTCCTGTTCGCTCTAAAAGGAATGTTGCAGTATAACGTGGATACTGTTGAATCAACGTTCTAGCAATCTCTGGGTATTGCATTAGCGCTGTGTTCAAAGCATTCTCTGGCGTTGTACCGCTACCGTAAGTACCTGAATAGGTAGTTAATGTTGCCATTTTTTTACTTTTTTAAATTAATTAAACACTAAAATATAACCAGAATATTATACTATAATTACTAAGGCTTTGCCTATGTTTTTACCGCATTCTACTCTTTCATGAACTCCATAATATCAAAGCCTGACTTTTTTGTTTTATAATTAGACTTTGAACCACTACGTAGTTCTGGTGAAGAAATCTTATTAAAAAGAGAGGCTTTACCCTCTTCTACACCTTGTGAGCGCAAGATCTTAGCAAACTTGTCTTTATATAGCATAAACATCGCAACCTCTGCAGCATTGGCATGAGATTTCCAGATGTTATCAGCCATCTTACCAGACACTATATACTTATATGCATCTTGCAACTCTTTCTTTCCTACACGGCCACCCATGAAGGATTTCATTTGTTTTAAATGGTTTTGTAAATCTTTTTTATTTGCAGAAACTTTTTCTTTTCTAGTTTTTTCTGCATTAGAAGCATCAGTTAAAGCTTTTGCTTTTATATTTTCTAGATACCCTTTAAGTTGATTTCTAACTCTAAATGCTTCTCTTTTAAGAGAACCAGTATCTTCCATTTTATCTAGAATATCAACTACATCATCTTTTTCCATTCCGTCAGCTTGCATTTCGGCTGCTAATAGTTCACGATCTGATAAAGACAAGTATTCTTTAATCTGTCTTGTTGTATCAGTTTCAGGAACCTCTGGCGCAAAAGGAGATTCTAATAATTTCTGTAAATCTTCTTTAGTAGCAGCTTCAACACCTAGTTGTTTTGCTACTTGACTCCAATCTACATCTCCAGTTGTTTCTTCTGTCTGAGTTTCTTCAGCAACTGCTGGTTCAGTAAGAGCTTCGTCCCAGTCTTCATCTGGTTCTTCTGCAACTGTTTCTTCTTGCTGTGTTTCTGTTTCAATGTCGCCCCAAGCGAATCCTTCTTCGTCAGACTCTTCAGCTTCTTCAACGTTTTCAGAAACTGTTTCAGACTCATCAAGCTTTTCTGCTTTATCTTCATCATAGTTTCCTTTAATTTCTTCTTTTACTGCTTCACCCATAAACCCTAACGGATCAAAGGATTTGTCTTTTGTTTCTTCAGTTGTTTCTGTTGATGTAGTTTCTTCTACTTGATCAATCAGATTGTTTGTTTCTTCTGCCATAATAAATATAATTTTTACTTCCTAACTTTTGCAAAGATATTAAAAAATAGTTTTAAACTTTGTTTTTAATTTGTTCAAACTTCTCAGCATCATTATTATTAGTGCCTGCTGCGTTTTTTTCTTTATCCATTAAAGACATCTTTACTTTCATGTCTTCTATGTCACGCTTATCATCTGAAGCTATTTTAGCTACCTGTAAATCAGTTTGCGCATTAATATTGGCAACCTGTATTTTAGCTTCATTATCAATTTGTTTTAATTGTGCTTCTTTTTCAAACTTAGCAGCCTCAGCTTGTTGTTGCATCTGCATAACTTGTTGCTGTTGCTGTGCTTGTTGTTGTTGCATTTTCTGTGCAGCTTCAATTCCTTGTTCTAATACAGTTTCTGCCTCTGTCATTGTTTCTGACTTAAACACACGTAATACATCAAGTAAATTAACTTGTCCAGAACTTAGGGCAGCTTGTGATAGTTGAGTAATTGCTTGACGCATTGCCTCATCTTTACCAGCATCTCCTACATATATACCATAATCATTAAGTGATATTTCAGGTAATATATTCATTAACTTCTGCCCACCATCTCCAAATATAAGAGTAGTCTTTTTACCTTGCGACCAAGATAACTTCATTAAATTGCAAAGCTTTTCAAAACATTTTTTCTTTACTTCATTGTGTTGAAAGAACCAACCTTCCGTAATAGTAGCAGATTGCACAACGCTACGTTGCACATTACCTACATATTCATACTGACCAACAGCACCTTCTCTTTGTCTACTAACCCCTGATATATTACCAGCTGTTTCTTCAAGCATCAGTTTTAGATTAAACAACTGCTGTACAGATTGTGATAATGTAAAATCTATAGATTGAAATTGGTTAAAGTTTGACATTTGACCACCCTCATCTTTAGAGTTTATAGGTATAATACCATCTGTTTTTAAATGATACAGTACGGTTTGCATATCCATACCTAAGTTTGCTGGTAATTGTGATACATCATATACAACAGCTTTACCACCTGAACGGGCTAATGCTAGTTCAATGTGATACATAACTACATTGTATAAAAACTGTACGTTAGCAAGTAGGTCTACCATAGAGCTTACAGCACCTGTAGTATTGTTTCTTACTACACCTACATAAGATAAACTTGTAGAACCTGGATCGTCAACAGAACGTATTTGATTAGGTCTTCTACGAGCATCTACTAGGATTTGCCCACCAATCTTAGTTCCTTGCCAAATATCATCAACATATTTAGTTTCTATTTTATCTCCCTTTTTCTTTCTATACTTCTTACTTATAAGTTTATAAAAAGGTCTTGCAGGATCATATTTGTTTTCAGAAATCTTAAACCTTACAGGCATAGTAGATTTCCACTCACAATGTATAACTCTAATTCTAGCCTCTGATCCTTTGTCCCACTCAATCCAGTTAATTGGCGAGTTATATCTTGCATAATCATTATACCCTGTAATGTTTTGCATTTTTGCTATAAACTCTAAATCTTCTTTAGTAAGGAAATCTCTAAACTCATCTAATATCTCATTAGGAGTTAAGTATCTTTCCTCTCCTGCCCAAGCGGCATCATCAAGATAGTCGCTATCAGAATTCATATCATATACAAAAGACCTTGGGTCTACTCTTCTTAAAAATGGATCACCATTTTTTATGTATATCTTATAAAACTCTTTACCTGTTACAAGAAAATCTCTAAATCCTGTTTTAAATATATCTTTTAAATCATATCGTTGCATAAGATAATCTAAACCATCCTGAGCCATTTCTTCTACAGCTTCTTTATAGTTATATCTCATATACTGATCTATGTCTTCTGGCATTGGCACATTCTCAAGTTCAGTTCTTACATCATCTCCGTATTGTGCTTTTACTTCTTCAAAAAATTCGTTGAGGTGTTTTTTAAGAGTAAGGTTTACAAGAAAATCTTGTTTTCTAATTGTAGCTTCTTTATTAATTGTAGACACCTTCATATCAACAGGTCTTCTTATTTCTTCACCCATTAATAAATCTATCTTTGGCTGTATTATAGGATAGTTTGCTAACCTTGCAGGATATGCCATTCCATATTGTTCCGTAATATATTTATAATCGTCTACTTCAATATTACCATTATATATAGAATAGTTTTTTATATCTCTATATCTATTTGACTCCCAACTAGAATTGTTACCTCCTAACGTATTTATGATTGCATCTACAACCTGTTCACACCATTCTGGTGTCTTTTCTGATTCGTCCAACACTAAAGATGGAAATCCAGATGATCTATAATTCGTCATAATTAAAAACTATATCTTGTATTATTTTCTTCATTCTCTATTCTTACAGGCATTCCCCTGCTATCTAATCTTAACTTTGTAAAACCAATATCTTTAACTTGCTCATCTACATGTTTTGCCTGCGACCTGTAATTATCTAGGTTGTGTAACAAGCACATACCAAATGCCATAGCACGGTCAGTATTTTTTGTACCGTATGAAGCAAGCTCGTCTAACAAATCCATAAACCAAATGTCTTGCCAGGATTCTCTAATGTAATCATCTATTACATCCTCCATTAAAGATTTGACTTGTTTATTCATATGTACTCCGTACCTATTACGAGTTTTTGTTCCAGGGTTATGTGCTGATTCTGGTTTTTCTTTAAGATACTTCAATGCGTTCATTCTCTTAAAGTAGTCTAATATACCAATCTTTGTATATTCTACCAACATCTTAGCGTTATAATACACAGCTAATTTTAAGCAACCATCCCAAAAATCTTCTTTCTTTGGTGGTCTATCTGTATACTCAGCTATTACGTAATCGCTTGGTGTATCAGTATCTAAAAACCTACGATATATAATTGCTGATCCTAATGAATCAGAAGCGCCTGCACTATCCTGGTCATACGAGTCAATACCGCCTATATCCAATCCGCTATATTCTTCTTCAGGATGGTCTAGTATTTTATATGGACCTTGTGGATGTGCCCTCCAGGTAACATAAGTATCTCCTTTGTTATCTATTTGCCAATCTAAAAATCCATTTTGTAACTGACTTCTATAATCTTTACTAGACAATATTCTAGATCTTTGTGCGTTTATTAAAGAGTTGTCAAATCTAGCCGTCTTAGTATTTAAGAACGCTTCTTCTACAGTTAACGGATAGTTCTGTACATGCAGGTTATACGCTTCTCTGTCACCAGACTTTGTGATAACTTCTCTTTCTTCCATCAATGTGTTTTTAGCTTTTGCCTCAAACTCAACACCTGTCTTAACATCAAAGAATCCATAATACGCTCTAGACGCAGGAATAAACATAGGTATAAGATTATAAGCTTCATGCTCATAATACATATCCATAAAATCTTTAGATGCTTTTGATATGTCACCACCAGTACCTCCTATGACAGGAACACCAAATTGTAGTTTACCATCCATAAAACAAGCCTTAGAAGACATATATGCATTCTTCAAATGTTTGAACTCACCAGCTTCCTCAAATACCATTAATGAAACACGTTCACCTTTAAAGACTTCTGGATTATCCATAGTTCTACAAATAATGGTTGATTGATAGCCACCTACCTCCCATTTACCATCTTTGTTCTTGGTCTTATATCCAGATCGCATTAAGCCATCAGCATCTTTTAACATACTATGCTTAAAGTTACTATGCAAAGCATTAATACCCTTTTTAGTTTTATCAAAGAACGCATCTGCTGTAGCCTGCAGTCCAGCTGCAATACCTACATCATTGTAAGGAAAGAATGTATACTCATGTGCAATCATTCCAGAATTCATATAACTAAAACCTTTATCACGAGCTTTAATTACAATCATTCCCTTACCTTCATCTTTACAGGTTTCAAACAAATCAAAATACTCATGATCCATCTGTCTATACCACGGACTTATTAAAGTCTTACGTGAACCTGCTTCGCCATCATTACCGAGTATCCTATAGTAATTCAGATAAAAATAGTATTTACCTGAAATCTTTTTCATACCCTTGGGCTTAAACCCATTGATGCACCTATCCCTTTCTTGCTCCCAATACTCCTGATACGCAACCGACTCTGGGTTTATATCAGGGTGACCATTATTTGCGACTGGTCTGTATCTTTGAGGGTCTGTTTTTATTTTACCCA